CCTAAAGCTGATATAACAAAAGTACAAATGAGTTACAACATTGTAGCTCCTAGAATTTATAAAGGTAAGCCTGAATCTTTAGTTAGCAGAATGACTACATTCGCTGATATGATTCAAATAACGCATCTAAAATTACAACAAGTGCTATCTAGACTTGTTCCCGATGGGGTATTCTTGGATGCGGACGGCATTGCTGAAGTGGATTTAGGTAATGGAACAAATTATAATCCGCAAGAAGCTTTGAATATGTATTTTCAAACTGGTAGTGTTATTGGTAGATCAATGACACAAGACGGTGAATTTAATAATGGTAGAATACCTATTCAAGAATTAAGAGCGTCAGGTGGTAATACAAAAATTGCAAGCTTAATACAATCTTACAATTACTATTTACAAATGATGCGTGATGTAACCGGATTAAATGAAGCAAGAGATGGCAGTATGCCAGATCAAAAATCATTAGTTGGTTTACAAAAATTAGCAGCAGCTAATAGTAATACTGCTACAAGACATATATTACAAGGAGGATTATATCTTACATTAAAAACTGCTGAGGCGGTATCACTTAGGGTTTCAGATGTTTTAGAGTTTTCAAACACTAAAAGATCTTTTATTCAATCATTAGGTAGGTTTAATATCGGTGCAATGGAAGAATTATATACTTTGCATTTGCATGATTTTGGAATATTTTTAGAATTAACACCTGATGATGAAGAAAAACAATTGCTTGAAAACAATATTCAAATGGCAATTACTCAAAAACAAATTGAACTTGAAGATGCTATTGATGTTCGTGAAATTAAAAATTTAAAATTAGCTAATCAATTGTTAAAATTACGAAGAAAAAGAAAACAAGAAAGAGATCGAGCTCAACAATTAGAAAATATTCAAGCACAAGCAAATGCTAATTCTCAGTCAGCACAAGCATCCGCACAAGCTGACATGCAAAAGCAATCTGCTATTACAGAAAGCAAAGTTCAATTAGCTAATGCTCAAAAAACATTTGATATAGAAAAACTTGAAAGAGAAGCTGCAATTAAAAAAGAATTAATGCAATTTGAATTTCAATTAAACATGCAGCTTAAACAAACTGAATCAGATGTAATTAAAAATAAAGAAAAGTATAAAGAAGATAGGAAAGATGATAGGACAAAAATACAGGCTAGCCAACAAAGTGAATTAATAGAACAAAGAAAAAACAATACACCACCTAAAGATTTTGAATCGGCTGGCTTTGATACCTTGGGTGGATTTGGTTTAGAACAATTTGAACCAAGATAACCTTTAAAAATAATAACTATGGGAATGAGAGGCAAAGACTTTCCGGAAAACGTTGTAGGATCTGTTTTTACAACCGCAAGTAGCGACGCTATAATTCCACCTACAAATCATATATTTGTTGCATTTACTGTTTTAGCAGCAGCAACGTTTGATGCAAGTGGAGGTTTAATAGCAGAATCAGCAACTCAGTTTGCTAATACTCAAGACGCAGCTGGCGATTTAGCCGCAGGATCTGAAACAAATAATGAAGGATCAGGTGGTGTACAAATTACAAATTCTAATGCATCGTTTCCTGCAGGCGTGACTATTCACGGTAGATATACTGAAATGGACGTTGCAGGTGGAAGCATTATTGCGTATTACGCAAGAAAATAAATAATTTTAAATAATCATATAATATTTTATCATGGCAGAAGAAGTAAAAGTAACAGCGTTAGACGCTGAGCCAAAAACTATGGCTGAAAAAGAAGAAACGGTAGCAGAGAACGCCGGTATGCCCATTGACAAAGATGGTGTATACAAATTAGATCTCAATAAGTTTAACGAAGAAAATAAACAAGAAGATGCCGTTCAAGAGCAAAGCACAGATGAGGTTCCTGTACAAGATGCACCCGCAGATAGCGAAAAAGTGGTCGAAGAAGTACAAGCAGAAACAAAAGAACCTGCCGGAGAGGGCGATGCAGATGTGCAAGAAACACCGATAATAGAAGAAATAACCGATGAAACCAATGAAACAAATACAACTGACGAGACAGGAGTGGATGGAAGCGCTGAAGCTGCCGACCCCGCACCGGAACAAAAAGAAGTATTACCGGAAAAACAAACACAAGAACCAGTAGATCTACCTGAAAATATACAAGATGTTGTAAAATTTATGGAAGAAACTGGTGGGACACTAGAAGACTACGTTAAATTAAACGCAGATTATTCTAGCACAGATGACAATACTCTTTTGGTTGAGTATTACAAAAAAACCAAACCACATTTAAGTTATGACGAAATTGCTTTTTTAATGGAAGATAAATTTTCTATTGATGAAGAATTAGACACAGACAGAGATGTAAAAAGAAAAAAATTAGCTCTTAAGGAAGAGGTTGCAAATGCCAAAAACTTTTTGACATCGCAAAAGGATCAATATTATAAGGAAGTCAAGTTGGGTTCTAAATTATTACCTGAGCAGCAAAAAGCTATTGATTTTTTCAATCGATATTCTGACGAGCAAAAATCAGCTGAAGAATTATTGCAGAAGCAAACATCACATTACAACAGCGAGACTAACAAAGTTTTTAATAGTGAATTTAAAGGTTTTAACTTCAAAGTAGGGGACAAAAGATACAGGTTCAACGTTAGTGATGTAAATAAAGTAAAAGAAAACCAAAGTGATTTATTAAATGTTTTTAATAAGTATGTTACAGAAGATAAACTTCTTACTAACGCACAGGATTTCCATAGATCTTTATTTGCTGCTTCAAATCCAGACGCTATAGCTAATCATTTTTATGATCAAGGCAAAGCCGACGCTATAAAACAAATGACTGCAGAAGCTAAGAACATTAATATGGATCCTAGAAAAACTGCAGACGGTATTGTTGAAGCCGGCGGAGTTAAGGTTAAAGCGCTAACTGGAGATAATAGTTCCAAGCTAAAGTTAAAACTCAAAAACTATTAAAACAATTAAAAAATGGCAAATGTATCATTTTCGTTACCTAGTGAATTAACTCCTTATGCGAGTAAAGTTGCTAGTTATTCGAATTATTTAAACTTTCACTCTGGTGATGGAACTCCTGTAACTGACTGGGCACAACAGTATTTACCTGAGCTTTATAACCAAGAAGTAGAGAGATATGGAAACAGATCTATATCATCGTTTTTAAGAATGGTAGGTGCTGAAATGCCTATGGCATCTGATCAAGTTATTTGGTCTGAGCAAGGTAGATTACACTTAGCATACGAAGGCGCTGCTGTTGTTGACGGGGGTCAAATCACTATCGCAGGTGGTGGTACTCACGCAGTAAGAGTAGGTCAAACGATCGTATTATCTGATAACCAAGCATCTCCTACAATTATTAAATGTTATGTATCTGCAGTCGCGGCTGACAATACTACATTAGATGTATTACCTTATGCAGGTGGTGCAACTGTTGGCGCTGTAACAGGATTTGCAACAGCAACTGACAGCGGATCAAACACATGTTCGTTCTTCGTTTATGGTTCTGAATTCAAAAAAGGCGATAGCGCTATGGTTGGTGCTGTTAAACCTGAATTTGAATCTTTCACAAATAAGCCAATTATTTTGAAAGACAAATTTGAAGTATTCGGTTCTGACGCTGCACAAATTGGCTGGGTAGAAGTATCTGGTGAAGCTGGGCAAGGTGGTTACTTATGGTATTTAAAAGCCGAAGGTGACACAAGAGTAAGATTTGAAGATTATTTAGAAACAGCTTTAGTTGAAGCAGTTAAAGGTGATAGTAACACTACAATTGATACTCAAATGGGTGGCTCTAATGGAGACCCTATTGGTACAGAAGGTTTATTTTCAGCAATTGAAAATAGAGGTATTGTAGCTACTGGCGCTTATGACGCAATCAATGACGTTATTTCTGACTTTGATTTAATTCTTAAAGAATTAGACAAACAAGGATCTATTGAAGAAAATATGTTATTCTTAGATAGAGACTCAAACTTAAAAGTTGATGATGCTCTTGGTGCGGTTAACGCAGCAAACGCAGGTCAATCATCTTTTGGTGTATTTGAAAACTCAGAAGATATGGCGTTAAATTTAGGTTTCAACGGATTTAGAAGAGGTTCTTATGACTTCTATAAAACTGATTGGAAATATCTTAACAACAAATCTACAAGAGGATTATTCAATGACATTAAAGGTGTGATGGTACCAGCTGGAACATCTTCAGTATATGATCAAGTTCTTGGAAACAACATTAGAAGACCTTTCTTACACGTAAGATATAGAGCTTCTGAAGCTGATGACAGAAGAATGAAATCATGGATTACAGGTTCTGTTGGTGGAGCTGCTACATCTGGCGATGATAAAATGGAAGTACATTATTTATCAGAAAGATGTTTAGTAACTCAAGCTGCTAACAACTTCGTATTATTCAAGTAAGATTACTTTAAAAGTGTTGGGCGCTTCGGCGCTCAGCCTTTTATTTAACATTTTTATTATATTATATTATGGCAAAAAAACAAAAAGCAGAGGTGGCTGTTGAGGAACCTGTAATGGTTGCACCACCAAAACAAAAAGAAGAGCCCAAGAAAAAAAATACTTGGGAATACAAAGATAGACAATATTATTTATTAACCCAAAAATCACCTGTTGTATTTATTTTAAAATCAAAAGGTATAATGTGGTTTGATGAAAACAAAGGATTTGAAAGAGAAATCAAATATACGTTAAATCAAAAAACACCTTTTGTTGATGAATTCAAAGGCGATTCAAGATTAGATCACATTATTTTTAGAGATGGTGTTATAAATGTACCAAAAGAAAAAGTTGTTTTACAACAAATACTTTCAATATACCATCCTGATTTAAATAAAAGATATGCTGAAGTAGATAATGAAGCAGCAGCAAAATCTGATTTAGATGAATTAAATTTAGAGTTTGAAGCAATGGAAGCTGCAATGTCAATTGAAATTGATCATGCTGAAGCTATCGTAAGAACAGAAAGAGGTAGTGCTGTTAGTAAAATGAGTTCTCAAGAAATAAAAAGAGACTTATTTTTAATGGCTAAACAACAACCTGAATTGTTTTTAGAATTAGCAAATGATGAAAATATCAATATTAGAAATATGGGTATTAAAGCAGTTGAAATGGGATTAATGAAACTTTCTAATGATCAAAGAACATTCATGTGGGCATCGAACAATAGAAAATTATTTACAGTTCCATTTGACGAAAATCCATATTCAGCTTTAACATCATGGTTTAAAACTGACGAAGGAGTTGAAGTCTATCAAGTAATAGAAAAGAAACTTAAATAGTTGCTTATAGTGGTTGAGCCGCAGTAAGCGGCTTAATCATTATATAAAAAAACATTATGGCAATATCAGTTGATACAGTATATAAAACAGTATTATCAATATTAAATAAAGAATCAAGAGGTTTTTTAACACCAGACGAATTTGAAAGGATAGGTTCACAAGTTCAACTTGATATACTAGATCAAAATTTTCATGACTATAACAAAGCAGTTGTAAAAGCATCTGCTGGAAGAGCTGTAGAAGATTATGGCAATATACCTGAAAAAATTCAACATAAAATTGATCCGTTTTTTAAACAAGACGACATAACCTTAACAAACGGTATTGGAACTTTACCTACCGATGTATACAAAACTATAAATATTAGTATAACTAATAAAACTATTCAATTAGAAAAAGTAAACAAAAGTAAATTATCATATTTACTATCTTCACCTTTAACAAAACCTACTACATCATTTCCTGTATATTATCAGAGAGCAACAGATATTATTGTTGAGCCCGCTTTATCAGATGGTAGTTGGTCATTAGGTAATTTACTTATTGAATATATAAAAACACCAGCTGATGTAAACTGGAATAAT